TCTGCGCTGGCTGCGCTCCATTCGCTGTTTTGCGTGGTGCCACCGCCGAACAGGCCACCGGTTTGGGTGTAGTCGTTGCGGTTGGCTACCACGGTGGAGCCGCCGCCCAGGTTGGCAACGAGGGCGTTGCCGGTGGCCTCCACTTTGTAGTCCATTGCGGATTTGAGGGCGGACAGTGCGCCAATACCAACAGCCACAGGGCCAAGTGCCCCGGCAATAGACCCCAAGCCGGACGCCACAGACGCTGCGGTGCCTTCGGCTATTGACGCCAGGCCCCCCTCTATCGAGAGGCCAATGGTCGAGCCAAAGCTACTCATGGTCGCGCCAAAATTAGCGGACAGGGAACTTCCGAATGCGCCCGTGACGGATGACAACCCGCTCAATAGGCTAGACCCACCAGAGAGGGCATTGCTTGCGCCTTGCACAGCACCCGCCGCGCCGCCCCCACCCGCAATGCTGGTGTAAAGCTGGAATGCGATGGGCTTGATGGTGGCTTCGTAGATGGCAGACAGCAGCGCCTTTTTGAGCGTGTCGCCAATCTTTTGCGCGGCGTTGGAACCGTCCGTGGCCCAGGTGGTGAAAACGTCACGGGCAAGGCGGTCGGTTTCTTCCCAGCCGCGTTTCCATTCTTCGTTGGTTGCCTTGACAACTTCTAGCGCAGCTTCTTTTTCGCCGCCAACACGCTTCAGCCTTGCGAGGTTGCGCAGTTCTGCTGCCTGTTTTTTGTACAGGTCATATTGTTCTTCATCAAGGTCGCGGTCCAGTTTCTTGATTGCGATTGAATCAAGGTCAGTGGCTTGCAATTCCAGCTTGACCGCATCCAATTCGGCAATAGCTTCTTTGGTCAGCCCAAGTCTGTCGTTATATTCCGCTTGCTTGTTCACCTCTTCTTGTAGCTTATCAAGCCCAGAACCTAGCGATTCAACATGCTTCAGGCGCGATTCAAACGCGGCCTTGTTTGCCTTTTCTATCAACTCAGCGGCTTTAACTTCTGCGTCTTTTGCAGCCTTGATAGCGGGCTGATCGGCTAATAACTTTGCCTGTGCTTCTGAAAGCTGCTCTAGGCTTATCCCGCCCTTTTTGTAGATGGCAGCTAGACGGTCCCAATCGTTTGCAAATGTGCCTGTAAGCCCAGCGTTTTCAGCAAGGAGCTTCGTCTGTGCTGCCAGTTCCTTGTTTAATTCAGCAAGGGCTTTTGCGGAAGCAGCCGCAGCGGCTTTGATTGCGGCTTGGTCTGGTAAATTTCCGACTGTCGGCTTTGGCGCTCGCGCAAGTCTAGCAAGCTCTGTCTCTTCGTAGCTTGTAACCGGTGTTGCGGAAAACTTCGCCTGAATAGCGGCCTGCTCACGCAACAGGGCGTTGCGCTTTGTCTGGTGGATGTTTCCGCTTCCGAGTTCGCGTGAAATATCGTTCAGACGTTTGGCGTATTCCTTCGGGCCATCTTTCAGGCCGAGCAATCGCAACTGCTCATCCACCAAAACGGAATAGAAGCTCTTGCCCTCTTTGGCACCTTCGCGGAACAGTTGTATGGTTTCATTGATCGCGCTAACCAAGGGGCCAGCCATGTCCCGCGCAGCATCCAGAGCAGTCTTGCTTAGGTTAAAAAGTTCCTTGTTGAACTTCTCAGCTTCTTCCGCTTCCTTGGCAGTGACCGTTGCTACAAGCGATCCAGCAGCTGCCAGGTCATTTAGCAGAGGGGCAACTTCTTTCAGGCTCTTACCAAACAGTTCTTGCGTTAACCGTGCCTTGTTGGCGTCGTCCGCAAAGCCGGACAAGCCCACGGCGATCTGCCTAAATGCCTCTGCCGGGTCGAGAGCTTTGAGGTCTTTGACGCTCAAGCCGATGGCATTGATGGCGTTTTCCGTATCGCTTCCCGGCTTCGCGGAATTCAGACCTTGATTCAGCTTGATCAGCGAAGTGCTGACTACATCAAAACTGGCACCAGTGCGTAGAGCTACATCTTCAATCGCACTAATATTTTCAATGGATGCGCCGGTTGCGTCTTTCAAATCGTTGAGAGCATCTACCCCATCGACGACCTTCTTTGTCATGGTGGCAACGCCAGCGGCAACAGCGACAAAAGCAGTGGCCGCGCCAAGTGCTGCCGTGCTAATTCCACCGAACCCGCCTATCAGACCTTTTTGTGAGTTGGCGGCAATGTCCTGCTTCAACTTCGCAGCGTCAAGCTGATCCAAATAGGGCTTGAGCGTATTCACATCAATGCCGCGCATCTTCGCCAGCGACTCTTGATACTTGCGCGATGATTTGTCGCCCGCCTCCAGTGCTGCGGTTTGCCGCTGGATGCTTCCTATCATTGACCGGGTAGCGGCCTCTACCTTGTCTGCCGCCTTCGATCCACCATCGCCCATGCCATCAATCGACTTGCCAGATTCACGCGCAGACGTATTCAGGTCTTTAAGTGAACGCTTGGCTTTCTCAGTGCCGGTGACAACGCCTTCGACGTTCATCCCGACATTGATTTGTGTATCGAAATCTGACATGGGTTTAGTCTTTGGTGTTGATTGCTTTAAGGGCTTCGGATTCGATCACGCGCACATCGTTAAATAGCCAGTCATATTCCTGCTCTGACAGCTTCATGCGGTCAAGGCAATGGAATAGGGGTATGTAGTTCAGTCCAACAATTCCACCAGTGCCAACAATCCATTGCGTTGACAGGGTGGAAAACAGGTTTATCGCGGCCATGTTTTCAGGCCACACTTCAAATTCACGGGCAGCTTGCATTGCTGCGAAGCCAGCAAGGAACGGGTTGGTTTCTGGTTCGTTCTTGCTGTACATCGCAGCGACTGCCGCTGTCAGTTTCCCAATTTGCCCTCAGTGCAGGCGTCCCTGAATGCAGATGTCATAGCAGCCGCAGCGGCTGGCGCTTGATCGTGCACTGCACGCAAATTTTCAGCGGTTGGCTTTTCTACGAAATCCCAGTTTGCAATGATCTTAGTCAGGTGGGTTACAGTCTTGTCGCCACCTTTGGCGAAAAGTTTTTCAAAGTCGATCTTTTCCTCGGCAGTAGGTTTTGTCTCCCCGGAGTCTTTGAAAAGTTCGTTTAAGAACGAAGCAAATTGGCTTCGTGTCATGTACTTGAAGGTAACTAGAATCTGATCTTCTTCGCCATCAGGCAAAGTGAATTTCACGTTGAATGGTTTGAATGTCTCTGGCGTTTTGCCTAATACGAGTTTTGCCATGATGTACTTTCGTAGGGTTAGAAATGCCCTTGCCCACCCTGACCGCCCTACGAAGGCGAATCAAGGCGGGTAGGTGCTGGGTTGGCTTGCGCCGGGGATTAGTAGGAGATTGCGCGACCCAAAACGGTCATCGCTGCGTCAACGGTGTTCACCTGGTTGCTGTTGAGCTTTGGCATTTCAGACACGCTGAAATAGCCGTAGCCGTAGGTAACAGCACCGCCAGAAATGACCTGCTTAAACGCGACCTTGGACAAGTTGCGAGAGATACCCAACAGCGTGATGTAGTTGGCTTGTGCTGGGTCATGGGCCAGGCTCATAGTGACCGACACGGCGTTAAAGCCGGTTGGAATCTTGAGCGAGTTACGCTTCGCCAGCAACTGAACATCAGTGAAACGGGCGTCACCGCCTGAGCCAGAAATGGTCAAGACTTGGGGGATGGTCGCCCAGCCGCTGATTTTTTGGGCAGTTCCAACGCCAGAACCCGATGGGAAGAAGCCGGTATTGGTCGCATCAAGGCCCAAGATGCTGAACGTGTCAGCAGACAGGACGGTGATTTTGTAGACCGTATCGGTTGCATCTTCCCAACCAGAGGTCAGCAAGATTTCGTCGCCGGTTGTGTAGCCGTGGGCAACACTGGTAGCAACGGCTGGATTAGCGTTGGTCAGGATGGTGATGGTCTTAGCACCAGCGAAAGTTTGGGAAAACTGCTGGCTCGAGCCTTCAGCAAAATATAAACTCATGATGTTTCCTTTGGACGAAAAAAACCGCATTGCTGCGGCTGGGTTACGCCCTCTCGGGCAACAAAAAAGCCACCGTGTTACGGGTGGCTTTTTGTGGGGTTTTGCGTGCTATCGGTCTGAGAACACGCTGAAATTTTGGGTACTGCTGTAAATCTTCACTTCACTTGCATAGTCGCTAATCGGCGCATGAATCGCTGTGGATTGAAACGCTGTAGAAGCTGCCATAGCTGCCTCTACTTGCAACGCAATCGCTGCACACGGCGCGCGGCTATCGGCATACACACCGATCTCAAAACGTCCATGCTTTTTGTCTGGCAATGCGCCATCAAGGAAGTAGAGGGCATCTCCACCGGCTTGCTCATAAGTAATGAACGGGCGTGGTGTTCCCAGCGGGGCAAAGTCTGGAAAGCAGCGGTTTGACACCAAACCCTTGAGCGTGTCAAAAATTGACGCCTCTACTGTCATGCCTTAATCCTCTTTTGCAACTCAGCCTGCATCGCTATTGCGGCTTGAGCCTGTACGCTTCGCTTGGCGTTGCCGATAAAGTCGTTTCCCTTGGCGCGAGTAGTACCGCCTGCAACCATGAAGCCGTATGGAACCTTTCGGTGGTTCCAAGCAACTTGGTATTCAGCCTTTGTAGCGCTGCTCCCGGATTTGGAATACACCTGATACACGGCGT